CGGAAAACCATGACTTGCCATGCTCGCTTGCATTTCGTGAAACGCCAAGAGAAGGTTGCGAGCGATCCAAGCGCAATGTCGCGCCAAAAAAAGGAGGTTGGCATGAAATCACTTGAGAGATTGCGGGATAGGGAACGCGAGCTGGTGCGACAGGCGCGGAAACGGCGGTTGTTCCGTAGAGCGACCTGGGTATGCCTCGGCTTTGCCATCGTGTGGGTAATCATCGGCTTGATCGCCACCTTGGCATGATTTCGGCGGGCGCGACGGCGTAGAGGACAAGCCTTGGTCAACCCGGCAAATCTCGAATGGTCCGGCGGCGAAATGGCGGTAAGCCAGTGCGTGACGTGCGCTAATTGGGACCGGGGCAAGTGTCCAGCTTTTCCGCAGGGCATACCGATGGAGATTGCGCAGAACAAGTTCGACCACTCGCGGCCCTACGGCGACGAGACGATCCTTTATCGGCGGCGGCCGACAGGCTGACATGCGCGGCCGAATTTTTTTGTGCAGTTAATTGCACGAGAGAGCTTTACACTCCATTTCGAGTTGCGCTATAAGCATCGCGTGGGCCTGCCAGGGCTTAGATGCATACTGCGTTCGACCTTGCCAAGCGCGCGACCGCTTTCCTGCTAAAGGACGATCTGACGGTCGCGGAGGTGCCCAAAGCAACCCCGGAAATGGGTTTGCTGTGCACCTGCCATCAGAACACCGAGAAGAAATTCTGCGACTGTGGCGGCGTTTACAGCAAGAAGCGCGTCGGCTTTGAAACGTCCTTGGGCGCAAAGAAAACGCAGAACAGCGGCCTTCAAGTCTACGCCTCCGTCAAAAAAGCCGACGACGAATTGCAGATCGCCTGGGGCGAGGTGTACGTCCCGAACGTGCCGGATACGGAAGGCGACTTCATGTCGCCCATCGAAGTGCGAAAGATGGCCTATCACTTCATGGCCAAATCGCAGATGCACGCCTCGGATACGCAGCACGACAATAAGCTCAATGGCAGCATCGTGGTCGAGAGCTTCATCGCACGCGCGGGTGATCCCGATTTCATCGAAGGCGCTTGGGTGGTCGGTATGCACGTCGCCGATCCTAAATTGTGGGCGAAGGTCAAGAAGGGGGAGATCAACGGTTTCTCCCTGCAAGCCGAAGTCAATTTCAAGAAGACGAAGCTGACGCTGGTCATTCCGTCGTCGGTCGCCGGCTTAACGGGAGAGAGTTCTGGACATACGCATAGGTTTAGTGTAGCTCTCGACGATGAGGGCCAAGTAATAGGGGGTTCCACGGACTTCATGGACGGGCATTTCCACGTCATCAAGCGCAGCACGGTGACAGAGCCGGCGGGTGATGACGGACATAAGCACCGTTACGCAGTCGTGAATGGTTTGACCGATGCCCAAACTGGCGCAGGCTCATGAAGTCGAGATCGAAGGCCGCGAGCTGTACAACGCGGATGTGGCGTTCATTTCGCTCGTGGATCGTCCGGCAAACCGGACGCCCTTTCGTATCCTCAAATCCGCGAAAGCGGAGCAGCACAACTTAGGGGGTAGCAAGATGTTCGACCTTTCGGATGGTATGCGCCGTATTTTCAAGTCCACGGGGACGAAGGCAGCCATCGGCGCAGTGCTTGTCGCCAAATCGGCGGACGTAGAGGCGTGCAAGACTGTCATCAAGGCCGCCGGCCTTTCCGTGGACAAGCCGGAAGCGCGCGACGACGGCACGGCGTTCAAGCAGGTCGATGATCTGCCGGCGCAGACGATCATGGTCAAGGTGAGCGACGACATTGCCCTGGCCGTCTGCGACGTGGCGAAGGAATTCAACAGCTACAACGGCAGCGATACGATTTTCCGCGATGTTCTCGCCGTCGAAGGGTTTTACCCTGGCATGGGCATGGCCAGCGACGTGCTGCGCCATACCATCGGCAACATCATGAAGTCATCCATCGATCCCGAGCAGGCAGCCGGGATGATCGACAAGGCGTGCAAGGATTTCAGCGCCTATATGGTGCAGATGGTCAAGAGCATCCCGATCACTGCATTCAAGTTCGAGACTGCCATCACTTCCCCGGCCTCGACCGTCCAGACCGCAACGCAGGGCAAAGCCGCCGCTACTACTCCGGCTGCTACGATGCCTGCGCCTGCCGCTGCGCCGGCTCAGGTTAAGAAGGAGGCAGAGGCGACCCTGGAGAAGGCCGTGACGCTCGATCCCGACACCGGGTGTCCGGTAGGCATGTCGGCGGCCGACTGCAAAGCCTATCTCAAGGATAAGATGGCCAAGGCCGAGGCGGCTGAAACAGCCGTGACGCAAAAGACTGTGGCACCGTCGAATGCGCCAGCGGCAACGGCAACAACGGCGGCGACGTTCGACGTTGCGGCGATCACCAATGACATTCTCGCGAAGCTCAAGGAGACCCTTGCGCCCATGGCGGCATCCATTGATGCCGTCCAGAAGGCCCACACTGACGGTCTCGCCGCGCTGGAAGCGAAGATTGCGCAGGTGGCAACGCTCGCCAAGTCGGCAAGCGATGCGGTCAGCAAGACGGTGGGATCGGTTCCGCCCGGAGACCCGACGACAACTCGAAAGGCAGAGGGTTCCCAGTCGAGCAACGGCGTGGACCACAGCCCGCCGCTGATCGACACGGCTTATCGCCGTCCGTAAGCATATGCAGCATTGTGTGATGCTGCTGACAGACACAGTTGAGTTTTTTCCAAGAGGGGAAGTGAAATGGACAACAAGACACTGATCGAGAAGGCCGACCTGGCTCTTTCCGATCTCGCCACGAATGGCGGCTTGCTGTTGCCGGAACAGAGCAATGCGTTCATTCGCAAGCTCATCAAGTCTCCCACTATTTTGCGCATGGCGCGGGTGGTGGAAATGGCAGCGCCCAGCCGCAAGATCAACAAGGTGCAGTTCGGCTCGCGCATCCTGCGCAAAGCCATCAGCGCCACCGCTCTGTCGTCCGCCGACCGCTCAAAGCCGACGACAGAGCAAATCCAGCTCGACACCAAGGAAGTCATCGCCGAGGTGCGGCTGTCCTATGACGTGATCGAGGACAACATCGAGCGTGGCGGCGTCGGCGCGATGACCGATACCGGCGGGACGCCGACAAGCGGCGGTTTCCGCGATACCATTGTCGCGCTGATGGCCGAACGCGCGGCGCTGGACTTGGAGGAACTGGGCCTGTTGGGCGATACCAGCCTGACCGGCACGGACGACTATCTCGGTCTCACGCATGGGTTCCTGCGGCGCACGGAGCTGTACGGGAATATCGCGGACATGGGCAACCAGACCGTCACGAAGGCGGTGTGGAAAGCCGGCCTGAAAACGATGCCGGACCAGTATCTTCGGAACCGGAACTCGCTGATGCACTTCGTCAGCACGGATCAGGAAACCGAGTACCGCGACACCCTGGCGGACCGGCAGACGCCGGGAGGCGACAATGTGATCGCCGGCATGGGACCGATCTATGGCTACGGTTCGAGCATCCAGAGCGTTCCTTTGATGCCCGAGGACAAGGGCCTGTTCAGCAATCCGCTGAATTTCATCATGGGCATTCAGCGCCAAATCATGATGGAGTACGATAAGGACATCACGGCGCGCGTGTACATCATCGTCTTGACGGCCCGTATCGATTTCCAGATCGAGGAAACGACGGCGGCGGTGTTGTACAAGAACCTCGGCACGGCGGCGTAGCCGTAAATGGGGGTAAGCCGGGGGCGTCGGGCGGGGTTTGGCGCTGGCTATGCAGCCAGACCCCGCTTTTCTTTGCAATCAATTGCACAACCTTATGCACCATGGAGGGTGAGAGATGCCTAAGATCGTGTTGAAGCGTCCGCAGTACTATCGCTATCGCGGACGAACTTTTGCTCGCGGGCGGCCCGTGGACGTTAACACCGCTGACCGCAACTACCTTGTCAAAACCGGCCACTTCAAGGATTACAAGGAGCCGGTTGCCGGCGCAGGCCCGCGACAGCGTGTGTTCCGCGAGATGCTGGCGGACGGTTCGTTCGGCCCGCCCATGGTCGTGACCGACGAGGCGCAGCCCGGCGAAATGAATGCGGGCGACGGTCTCCTGCTGGACACCGGCGCAATGACAAACGCCGATCTTCGCGGCCCCAACGCCGACAGCGTGCTGGACAATGAGGACGACGACGATGCGGTGGACCCGCAAGCCGCGCAACTCGATGCGGACGAGCTGCGCCAGCAGGATTTGGCGGCCGAGGCCGCTGCCAAGGCGGAAAAACTGCCGTTGCCGGCCGACGGCACGGGGGGCCGCACAATCCGCATAGGCTCGACAAGGCGCACGGGCGACAACCGCGCGGACGCGGCATCGGCGGATATGCTCCTGGCCAAGGCCGGGCAAGTGCAGGCGCGACAAGCGGCTGCGTCGGCATCGGAACAGTCGCAGCCGACGGCGACCGCGAAAGGTAGCTGAGGGACGCCATGCTGCTGGTCGATGTTGATACGGTAAGGGATCGCATCGGCTACGCCGATCTGCCGGACAACAATCAAGCAACGTATTCGGCGATCTCGCGAGCAACCCTATGGTTGGAGGGATATTTGCGCGCGGAGTTCCCGAAGAAAGCCCGGACGCCGATCTGGCAATACGATATGCCGACGCTGGACGGGCGGAACACGGGCCTACGCTGCAAGTTGCCGGGGGGTTTTGTGCGAAGCTCCCCGGTTCCTTCCATCGTGACGGCCGCCGCCATCAACGGCTTCAGCAGCGGCGTTGTCATGGACCCGGCCAACTACCGCCTGGACTACGAGAAGGGCTTGCTGACCATCACGGACGCCTCCCTGTCCGTGGGCTTTCTGCAAGTCTCGTATGAAAGCGGCTTCAATGTTTCGTCGGTGGACGACAGCCTTTATTTGGAGAGCGAAATCCCTGACTGGTTGTGGGAAGCTTGCGTGCTGAAGGCCACGCATACGATCCTGGTGGACCCGGCGACGGGAAAGCCCGATACGCCGTCGGTCTCCGTCGAGCAGACCAAGGCCGATCTCGATACCCTGCTGGTGGGAAAGATCAGGTACTTCCCGAACGCGGACCTTCCTTTGATCGAGTAATCTTATGGCTTATTCTCCGCTCACGCTTGAATTTGAATTTAGGGGCAAGCGGTTTAAGGACGCGGAGAGGGGCCTCAAAGCCTTTGCTGGAGTTCTCAACGCCGATTGGCAAGAGGCAGCAGTCGTCCTGCGTCGAGAGCTTGAAACGTACATGCACTCGATTGCGCGTGCGGTCGAGACGCGGCACAGCGCGCCTTGGCCTGGGGGCACGACGGCCAAGACATTGAGCCTGCGGACAGGCGCGATGATAAAGTCGATCACGGAAAGCGTGCGTGTGTCCGGCACTACGTATGAGACGTTGCAAGGCACAATCGGCGGATCGTTCATTGCGCGCGTGCATGAGCGCGGCGCGACGATAACCGTGCGCAAGGCCAAGTATCTGACAATCCCGTTGCCGCCGGCGCTCGACAAGCGCGGCGTGCCTATTCGTCCGCGAGCGCGGGATTGGCCCGACACGTTCGTTATCAAGTCGAAAACCGGAAATCTTTTGATCGTGATGCGCAAGGGCGGCAGGATCGTGCCGCTCTATGTGCTGAAGAAAACCGTCAAGATACCCCCGCGCCTGGGCCTGGGCGACACCGCGCGAGCCGGCTTGCCGTATTTCACGGATCGTGCGATGGATCAGATGGTCAAATCGATTTTGGCAAGCAAGAAGGTTGCATGATCCCCATCCGTGAAAAGTGCTTCGACTTTCTCTGCGAGAAGGTGCGAACGATGCGGGAGGGGCAGCCGGTCAGCGACCCCTTCGATTTCACGCCCGACCTGTTCAAGAAAGAACCGCTGGACACGGAGCTGACCAAGGGAAAGCGGCTTGCCATCGGGATGCACGACGATCTTGAAACCAAGGTTGCGCGTGTCGGGTACTACGAGTGCCAAGCACGCATCACCATTGAAATCCACATGAGCGTGCAGCATTACGAGGAAGTGTGGACGCTTTTGCGCAAGGCGGTCGCGAACATCGAACGGCGCGTGCAGGAGGATTTGACCCTCGGGGGCTACGGGCATCATGTGGAGCTGATCGAAAACCAGATTAGCGACGATCTCGACCCCAACAACATGGCGCAGGCCGTGTTGTTCATCTATGCGCAGTACCGGCATAAGACGCAGCGTCCCGACAAGCGCGTGTTCGACCCCTGAGCAATTAATTGCACAAGGGGGCACAACAGTTTGGGTTGAGTTTCAACGCGACCGCTGCTAATGTGCCTGCGCAGGTCATGTGAGTAGGAGCAGAACATGCCCATCAATCCGTTGCTGACCAATCGGACGGTTGTTCTCGCCAAGCTGGAAAGCAGCTACAACGTCGATCCGGTCCCCGCCTTCGCGACAGACGGAATTCTCGTCGAGACGCCGGATTATCAGGTCGATCCTTCGGTCTTGGAGCGGAATTTCGCGCGTAACGATCTGTCGCGCTTGCCGCACAAGATCGGCCGAAAGCTGGCGCGCATGACTTTCACGACAGAGTTGCGCGGGAACGGCACGCAAAACAGCGGGCTGGAAGCGAATGCGCCGGTCATCGGGCGGTTGTTCCGCGCCTGCGGCTACACGGAACTCGGCCTCAATTCAGCCGCCGAGAACATCAACGGCCCTACTTGGGTATCTGGTTCGGCGGCGTCGGCGGCGGGCACGTTCGCCAAGGGCGGAGCGCCGACGACGAACCAAGGCAAGCGCCGCTACAAGCTAACGACGGTGCTTGGCGGCGCGTCGGCTACGGCCAAGGTGCGCGTGACCACGGTAGACCAAGACCTCGATAGTTCGGTCTTGGGCGACGAGACGTTCTCGGCTACGGTGCTGACGGGCAGCGGAACGCTCACTTGGAGCGCGACCGATCCTTTGGCTCCGACGCTGACGGTGGGCGGCACTTGGGCCGTGGGCGATACGGCGCGTATCGTGTGCGCGGGCATCGAATTCGAGTACACGTCTGCGTCGGCGGTCCTCAACACGGTGGCGGATGAGGTCGCCGCGCTGTTGGATGCGCATCCCCTGATCGTCGCGCCCAATCCGGCGGCGGCTGTGATCGCCGTCACATTCACCGGCACGGGCAACGGCGTGACCCTGACAAGCGGCGTGACGGCGATTTCCCTGGGAGACAGCGGCCTGACCGTCACGCTCACCTGGTCCGGCTCGCTGGTCCTGGGCGATACCTGGTACGCGGACACCTACCCGCTGTGCATCCGGTACAAGCCCCGCAGCACGGGCTTCGAGAGCTTGACGCTCTACATGTACATGGACGGCACTCTGCATAAGATGACGGGTGCCTACGGCACGTTCACGTCATCGTGGGAAGCGGGCAGCTATGCCAAGATCAGTTGGACGTTTACCGGCCAGTACATCGCGCCGATTGACGCGGCGCTTCCCGCACCGACATTCGAGACGGCGCAGCCCAGTCAAATCGAGCTGGCCCGAATGAAGATCGACGATCTTGCGGCCTGCATTCAGGCGTTCACGTTCGATCAGGGAAACAACATCGTGCCGCGCATCTGTGCCAATGCCAGCGACGGCTACGATGGCGTGCGGCTGGTTGCGCGCAGCGTCAGCGGCGGGATCGACCCGGAAGCAACGCTGGTGGTGGACAATGATTTCTGGTCCGACATGGCGTCGGCCAAGCAGATGCGGTTCCGTATGCGCGCGGGCGCGACCCCCGGCAATATCGTGTGGGTGTGGGCACCCGCCGTCCAGTACACGGGCTTGACGTACCAGGATCGCGACAGCCTGCGGGTTTACGACGCGGGCATCGCGTTCTCGCGCGAGGTCACGGACGATGAAGTCGAATGGCTGTTCGCGTAAGTCGTGGCCTCGTCGCCGGGATGAGGTGGCCGGTTTCGGCGTCAAGGTGTATGTCGTTCAAGCGGCCAGCGGAGAAGTGTTGGATGTAAAGCTGACGCACGCCGCCGCGCACGCCGTCGCGGTTTTGGCGACCAAGGAGAAGGGACCGTGCCGGGCCTTGCCTCCCATCTTCGCTAACAAAATCCCGGCGCGTAGCCAGCAGACCCCTGGGGGCAGAGATGGCAATTCGTACAGTCAACCTTGCGCTGACAAGACAGTTTTATTTGGATCGTGACCCCGAGAAGAACACGCCGGGGGGCACGCTGTTCTCCTGCCGCGCCATCGATAGTTTCATTCACGCGCGGATCAATGACAAGCTGACGCAGTACATGAACGCGGAGGAAACGATGGACCGCAGCGTCATCATGACCGCGTTCAATGAAGCGTCCATCGAGCGTGCGCGGTTCGGTCTTACGGGCTGGAAGAACCTGAAAGACAGCAACGGCGCGGACGTGGCGTTCAAGTCGTCGGAGATCGAGGTGTTCGGCCACAAGTATTCGGTCGTGGACGACGACGTGCTGCGGTCGCTCGATTTGCAGGACATCGTGGACATTAGCCGCAAGATCGCCAGGTTCAATGAACTGTCGGAGAGCGACGTAAAAAACTTCGCTTAGGCGCGATAGCCCTGGAGCTTTACCCCGAGCGACAATGCGCCGGTTGCACACGGGAGAAGCAGAGGGAATGGGGCTGCAATGCGGAGATCGTCGGGGTCGATAAGGATGGGACGCGGAGGTGGAGAAATCCGGCTTATGTCGCGCTTCAAGTCGATCAGGACGGGCCGTGGCATCAATGCCCTCGGCGTCCGCTGAAAGACGATCCGGTGGCGTGGAACTGGTTGATGATGCTGTATGGCAACCACCTCAACGGTCGGTTGCCGATGAGAGGGGGAGTGATGGAACAGCCCTACAAGCTGATGCGCGCGTTCATGGTGTTGGACGGGGTACGTGCCGACATTGAGGACGTGAAGCGCGTCCGCGCCGCGCGGGCTAAGCATCACTAGCACGACATGCCGACGCCGACCGCCCAAGAATTGCTGCTCATCCTGAAGATGAAGGATGAGGCCAGCCGAGAGCTGAAAAAAGCCGGGATCAATGTGTCGGAGGTCGGCCAGCAGGTCGGCGCGGCAAACCAGAACTTTCGCAGCGCGGGCGCGGGGCTGCTGGCGTTCGGCAGGTCGGCTGTCGCTGTTGCCGCCGGATTTTTCGCGGCGGGCGGCTTCCTTAACGTGTTGCGCAGCGCCATCAATGAGACTGAGCAATTCCGCCAATCCCAAATCCGCCTGAATACAATTCTAGAGGCCACGCAATACCAGAGCGGCTTGACGCGGCGAGACATCAACAGGCTTGTCGATGACTTGGCGAAGGCAACGCGGTTCGACGACAGCGCCTTGCGAGACGCGGCGGCGGCGCTGGCGACGTTCGAGAACATCGGATCGAAGGCGTTTGAGGAAACGCTGAAATCGGCGACCGATCTTGCCAGTTTCCTGGACACGGACATTCGCACGGCCACTACCGCCTTAGGCCGAGCTTTGCAATCGCCGACCGAAGGGCTGTTGGCGTTGCGCCGCGCGGGCATCGTCTTCACGCAAAATCAACGCGATCAGATCAAGGCAATGGAGGACGCCGGGCAGACGGCGGAAGCGCAAGCATTGATCCTGCAAACGCTGCAAGAGCGCATCGGGGGGCTGGCGGAAAACGAAATGCAGGGACTGACAGGCGCAGCCAACAATCTAAAAGACGCCTGGAATGACTTGTTGAGGTCGCTTGGCGACAGCTTCATTTATGACATTGCTGTCGGCGGCCTCAATGCGATCACAACGGCTATCGAGTTTCTAAACGAGCAGGAAAAGTCGCTACAAAAGGCGCTGAAGGAAAGGTCGCTCGAACTCCTTAAAAGCGAGGTCGAGCTGCTGAAAAACAATCCGCTGCTCGAATACATTCCCCCGTTCGTTACCGCTGAGGAACGCGAGCGCGAATTGCGGGACCGGTACATACGGAACACGGAGAACTCGCTGCGCGAGCAGGGCGAGCAGAGAATGGCGATCCTGGGCGAGCAGCAGGCGCGGGAACGCGCCCTTGCCGACAAAGCCGCAGAGAAACAACGCGAAGCCGACGAAGAAGCTGCGAAGGAAGCAAAAAAGGCAGCCGAGCGCATTGCGCGGGAGCGGGCGCAGGCGGCGAAGGACGCCGCGAAGGCGCAGGCCGAATACATCGCCGCTTCCGTCAATGTCGCCATCGAAAGCAAGCAGGCTATCGCCGACAACATCGACCGATTGCGCGACGAGGCGCAGGTCACGCGCGAGCTGATCGCCATTCAGGGACAATCGGTCGAGCAACGCGAGCTTTCGCGGGCGATGATCGACGCGGAAAGCGCGGCGCGGGCGAGGGGCTTTCGATTGACGGAGGATGAAAAGGCCGCTGTCAGAGACCTCGTGGCGGCGCAACAGGAAGCGGCTGCGCAGCAGCGATCCTTCGGCATCGGCCTCCGCGATGCGTTCGAGGATTTCCGCGAGGCGGCCCGCGACAACGCCGCGCTCGCCCGCGATGCTTTCACGACCGCGACAAGCTCTATGTCGTCGGCTATCGACAGGTTCGTGGAGACCGGAAAATTCAGGATCAAGGATATGGTGCGGTCGATGCTTGCGGACTTCGCCAAGCTGGCGGCAAATCGCGCGTTCGGCGCGTTGCTCGGCGGCATCCTGGATTTTGCGTTCGGCTCCAGCTTGCCCGATCTTGGCGGTTCCGCGCCTGGCATTCCGCCGATCAAGCCGTCCGCGTCCGGGCGCGTGATACGCGCGCATAGTCCCCGCGCGGTAGGTTACGCCAATGGGGGCGTGGCCGTGGCGGGTGAAAGCTATCGCAATGAGGGCATCCTGCCGCTCGCGCGTATGCCGTCCGGCGACTTGGGGGTGCAGGCTGTCGGCGGCGGCAACAACATCAGTATCGGCGACATTAACGTTCGCGTCGAGGGCCAGCGGACGCCGGAGGAAGCCGAGCAAATCGGCAAGACGGTGAAGGAAGCTGTTGAAAGCACCGTCATTCGCATTTTGCAACGCGAGCAGCGCAGCGGCGGAATGCTTGCCGTCAAGCCGCAAGGAGTAATGTGATGGCTTTGAGTTTCGTGCCGCCGGTCGCGCCAACCCCGCCAATCGGGATCACCACGACGCCCAATGTGTTGAAGGCCACGTTCGGCGATCTTTACTCGCAACGGACGCCGGCCGGGATCAATGTTCTGGCGCGCACGGCTTCCTGGTCGTGGGCCAATCTGACCACCAGCGAACGGGACCAGATCATCGCTTTCTTTGAAAGCACGCAGGGCGCGCAGGCGTTCGATTACACGGTGCCGAATGGGGGCACGACGCGATGGATCGCCACGGAGTGGTACGACGAGCAAGACGATTACGAGAACTGGAATATCCGCGTTGAGCTTGAGAGGGTGTTCGATCTATGACCAATGAAGTGCGGGCTGAGCTGCAACGGCCGGCAACGGACCCACTGGTGACGTTGTACAAGCTCGACGCAACGGCGATTGGCGGAAGCGTCTACTACTTCACGAACAGCGCCTTCGAGACGCAGGCGGTGGTCTTTGGCGGCAATGCCTACACGCCGGTTGCGTTCGACAGCACGGGGTGGGAGGTGAAAGGGCAGGGCACCTTGCCAACCCCGCGCGTGCGTATCTCGAACATTCAGGCGCAGTTGCTGTCGATCATCCTGGAGCTGGACGATCTGCTGGGAGCGACGATCACGCGCATTCGGACGTTTCGGAAGTTTCTCGATGGGCAGGCCAGCGCCGACCCCTTGGCCTACATGCCGCTCGACACGTTTCAAATCGAGCGCAAGCTTAATCAGAACGCGCAGTTCGTCGAGTTCGAGTTGACTTCGGTCTTGGATCAGGAGGGGCAACGGCTTCCCGGACGGGTAATGCTGAAGCATTTCTGCCCGCTCATCGTGCGACAGCGCGTCGATGGCGTGTTCGACTACACGAACGCGACCTGCCCGTATACCGATCCGCAGGGGTACAATGTGAACGGATTGCCGGTGTCGGCCGACGAGGAAGTGTTCTCGAAGCGGTTGCAGACCTGCTGCAAGCCGCGTTTTCCAAACCAGCCGCTTCCGTTCGGCGGCTTTCCCGGCTTGGGGGACATTCGGCTATGATCCAGCCTTTCGAGCCTTCGGTCGTCGCGGCGATCCGGGAACACGCGCTCAACGAGTTCCCGAAGGAATGTTGCGGCTTGGTCATCGGGCGCGAGCTTGGCGCAAGCACGGCAAAATATGTGCCGTCGATCAATCTCTCGGAGAACCCGGAACATGCGTTCGAGATTGACGCCAAGGTGATCGTGCGCGCGCTCGAAAGCAAAATGCTGTTAGGCATCGTCCATTCGCACACGCACGGGCAGGATTGGCCGAGCCTGTTGGACCAGAGGCAGTCGATCCTCTATGGCCTGCCGTTCGGCATCTGCATGACCGACGGGAAGACGGCGCAGGAGCCGTTCTGGTTCGGCAAGGGGACGCCTATGGAGCCGCTGTTGAAGCGGACGTTCCGCGAGTACGCGCAGGACTGCTACACCCTCATTCAGGATTGCTACCGCCTGGGGCGGGCCGGCATGGCGGCGCAAGGATTTCCCGACTGGCCGCATGAACAGATTGAGCTTCCGTATTTCGAGCGAGAGCATGGGTGGCACGCGCAGGGGAAAAATCTTTACGTGGAGAATTTCCCGAAAGCCGGTTTCCGCGTCATGCAGCAGGGCCAAGACGAGCATCGCATTTCAGATTTGTTTTTGTGCAAGGCCGGATCGCGCGTTACGATCCACGGCGGCGTGCTGGTGACGCGGGACTTGGTTTTGCATCATCTAAGGAACCGCTACAGCACGACCGATCCATCAAGCCGGTGGGGCGCGTGGAACCACGTTGACTACTGGTTGAGATACGAGGGGCCAGGAGCAGCTTGGGGGATTTCATGAGCGACGACAATGCAAACAACGGTCCGTATCCCATTGTGAACCCGAACGCGCGATTGAACGCCAAGTTGGAGGCGGCTCGCCTGACAACGGCCAATCCGGCGGACGAGCGGATGAAGCGCCGCCGGGCGATCCCGCCTAAGGATTTTGGCATTGTGCGGGCGCAATCGCCGGAAGACGAGCGAGGTCCGCGTCCCGCTTGGTGGGCAACGCGGTGGTAGCCATGGCGACGGCTGGCCTGGTCGCGTTTCCAGCCACGCCGCGCTTGTTTGGGGGGATAGATGCTCCGCACCGTGCACCTTCATGGCGTGCTTGCCGAGAAATTCGGCGATAGCTTCGTGTTCGATATAGACACGCCCGCCGAAGCGGGGCGCGCGCTCGCGTGCCTGGTGCCGGGGTTTGCGTCGTACATAGCCGACAAGTGGCTTCGGGTTGTGCGGGGGGATTTGGAGGACGGCGTGGACTTCGACCGAAGCACGCTTAGCTTTCGCCTGGGATCGTGCAATCAATTGCACATTGTTCCCATGCCCGCCGGGGGCGACGACAACGGCATCGTCAAGACGATCATCGGCGTGGCGTTCATTGCGTTGAGCTTCGTGTTTCCCGGTTTCGGCGCGGCGGGCGCGGTGACGCTGTTCGGCGCGGAAGCCAGCGTGACGTTGCTGGTCGCGGGCGCGGGACTGGCGTTGACGGGGATTGCATCCATGCTCGCGCCGTCGCCGAATAACGATCCGAACACGAAGGACAAGGCGGACGAACGGGCGTCGTTCATCTTCAACGGCCCTGTCAATCGCATCGAAGAAGGCGGCGTGGTTCCTCTCGGCTATGGGCGTTTGCGCATTGGCAGCGTGCTGGGTTCGGGCAGCTTGCAGATTGAGAAGATGCCATGAGCGCCCAGCAATCCGATGTTCCTTCGCGCCCCGCCGATGCGAACGGAAACGCGCGGCAGAAGATCATCAGCCAGAATTTGAAAGGCGCGGGCGCGGGCAAATCCGGCGGCGGTTCCGTTCGCGTGCCGCAGGAACAGCCCAACACGTTGCAATCGAAGGCCATTGCGCGGTTCATCGACCTCTGGTGCGAAGGTCCGATCAAAGGGCCGGTTGCGGGGCCGCAAAGCCTGTACTTCGACGATACTCCGCTGCAAAACACGGACGGCTCCTACAATTTTCAGGGGGTGACGTTCGATTGGCGGCTTGGAACGCCAGACCAAGACCCGGTTGAAGGTTTTCCCTCGGTCGAAAGCGAAGTGGCGGTGGGCACGGAAGTCGTGCGCATGACCGCGACCAAGAAGATCGACCTGGCCAACATCAACCTGGCCAACAACAGCATTACCTACGTTGCGCATGGCTACAACACGGGCGATGGCCCGTATCAATTGATGACAAGCGGCAGCTTGAGCGGAACTGGGTTTGCCGAGGACACGAATTACTGGGTTCATAAGGTCAGCAACGATGTGTTCAAGCTGGCCAACAGCTTGGCCAATGCAACATCCGGCCCGTTTGTCGATTGGCTCGCCAAGGGCACGGGCGTGCATCAAATCGGCATTCCCTCGTCTGGCGTGGTGCGCACGCTCATCAACCCTGAATTGGACTACGCGAAAGTCCTGATGCGCTTTCCCGCGCTGAGTTATCAGGACCCGGCGACCGGCGACCTCAAGGAAACGTTTGTCGATTTCAACATCGAGGTGCAGCCGAACGGGGGCAGCTACACGCCGATCCTCAACAGCTATCTGTGGAGCGACGTGGCGATCCCCACCAGCGGCCTCCCGACGACGCCGGCGAACACGATAGCGATTGAAGTCACGGCGCGGTACAAGCCGTCGCCAACGGTGGATGCGGTCGAGCATTGGAGCATCCGGGTTGAGTACCGCGCCGTGGGCAGCAGCACATGGCTTACGCTGGGCGAGGACTACGGCAGGGTCATCGTCGATTACGGCGCGAGCCGCAGCAAGGATTCCGACCAGCTTTCAAAGACGGAACGCTTGGTCTCCCGCACGTTCAACATTTCGTCTTTGGCGTCCGACGATTATGAAATTCAAGTTGTCAAGTTTGCCGCGCCGAAGCAGGGAACGGCGGGGACGAGCCTGCCGCCGGGCACGGTTTCGATTGTCAAGGTGAGGGCGTTCAGCCTGGCCGGCTTTATCCGCGTTGCCGGCAAAAACACGTCGCCCTACGAAGAACAGTACCGCGTGCCGCTGCCTGTCGGCGGAGCGCCGTGGAACATCCGCGTTTCACGCAAGACGGCCGATAGCGCGGAGGTCAATCGCCAGAACGGCACGGTGTGGTCGAGCTACACGGAGGGCATTGAAGCAAAGCTCATCTACCCCGATACGGCTTACGCGGCCGTGGGGGTGGATAGCCAGTTGTTCGGGGGCAGCGCGCCGCGCCGGGGGTACGAGCTTGATCTCCGGCTTGTGCAGATACCCAGCAACTACGACCCGGACACGCGCACCTACACGGGCATATGGGACGGCACCTTCATCACGGCGCACACCAACAATCCCGCGTGGGTGTTGTACGACATTCTCATCAACAAGCGGTTCGGGCTGGGGCAACGCATCCTGTCGTCGCAGATCGACAAGTTTGGCTTGTACGTCATTGGGCAGTACTGCGACGAGCTTGTGCCCGACGGCGAGGGCGGCATGGAGCCGCGCTTTACGTGCAATTGCCTGTTGCAATCGGCGGAGGACGCTTACGCGGTGCTCCAGACAATCGCCAGTTGCTTCCGGGGCATGGTCTACTGGGCAGCGGGCGCTGTCATCGCAGCGCAGGACAGCCCGGCGGCGGCCAAGAAGCTGGTGACTAATGCCAATGTGATCGACGGCAATTTTAGCTATGCTGGCTCCGGCCTTAAGGCAAGGCACTCCGTCGCCTATGTGTCGTTTAATGATCCGCAAGACGGCTATCGGCTTGCTGTCGAGCCATACGAGGACGCGGCGCTCATTCGCAAGATCGGCGTCAAGCCGGTGCCAAGGCTGGCTTTCGGCTGCACGTCCAGGTCGCAGGCGCGGCGCTTCGGCAAGTGGATCATCGAAACCGAGAAAACAGAAAAAGAAATCGTGACGTATCGCTGCTCTTGGGATCAGTCCGATTTGTTGCCGGGCGACGTGATCGACATTGCGGACAAGAACTACGCGGGGGCGCGCGTGGGCGGGCGCCTGGTCGGCGTTTCCGGCACTTCCTTGACGTTGGACGCGGCGGTGGTGCTGACGGCGGGCAATGTCTATGAGCTTTCCGTGGTGCAGGCCGACGGCAAGCTCGATACGCAAACGGTCACGAACGGTCCCGGCACGTACACGACGTTGACGGTCGTCGCGCCCTACGACGCCACGGAAAACCTGATCGCGTTCCCCTATGCCCTTGATGATGCGGATTGGAGCCTGACGGCAGTCACCATATCGGCGAACGCGGCGCTCGCCGCGAACAAGCAGTTGACGGCCGACAAGATACAGGAAACGGCCGTCACGTCCGAGCATACGGTGTCCGACAGCAAATCGAAAGCTGCGGTGGCGATGAAATGCTATGCGCAAGCGGACTTCAAGGCGGCGGAGCGCGGTTACGCGGGCTTGGTGCTGTTCGACAACGGCGGCGTGGATGGCGTGGTTTGCCGCCTCAATCTGTCCACGGGGGTCATTCTCGGCTTCTTTCCGTTCGGCACCGGGTGGACCGATGGCGCGGGCACCGTCGAGAACATGGGCGACGGAATTTGGCGCTTGCAGATCAGCGCCACGTCGGGCGCATCTTCTACCGTGGGCGTGGCGCTTCAGGTCCGGCAAGATGCAAGCGGCAGCGCGACGTATCTTGGCGTGGCCGGTAGCGGCATCTATGCGTCGAACGTGCAGTTGTGGACCCGGAAGCCGCCGCTCGCGAATGGCGTTTGGATTTTGCGATCTTCGGCGTTGCAGCCGCGTCCGTTTCGGGTGCTGTCGCGCGTGGAGGTTGAGCAGAACATTTTTCAGATCACGGCAACGCAGCATGATCCGACCAAGTACGCGCGGGTAGAGCAAAGCGTCGATCTGCCGACCGACCCGTATACCATCTTGCAGCGCGGGCCTCTGTTGCCGCCGGAGCAGTTGACCTACAAGGAATACCTGTACCGGGTGGGGCCGGCGGTCAAAACAGCCGTCACGATTTCCTGGAACCCGTCTCGGGATACCCGCCAGTTCCAGTACGAGGTGCAGGTAAGGCGTGCGAACACGCTGGGCTACTACACGGTCGATCTGACCTCCAATCTCAGCAAGGATGTGCTTGATACCCAGGAAGGATCATGGGGATTTCGCGTCCGGGCGCGGCCTGCTTTCGGAACGGCAAGCGACTGGGTGACGCTGGACCCGGTGACGCTTGTCGGCGTGACAGCTCCGCCGGCTGACGTGACCAATCTGCGCATTTCCATCATCGGCGGCGTTGCCGAGCTGAGCTGGGATGAAGTGCCCGACCTCGATCTTGACCACTATGTGGTGAAGTATACGACGTTGGGATCGGGCGCGAACTGGGGCAGCGCGGTTCTGTTGAAGGAACACGTGCACTCGATGGGAACAGTGACCGTGCCGGCGATGGTCGGAAGTTACCTCGTGAAAGCGGTCGATACGAGCGGCGTGGAAAGCATCAATGCGGCTGTCATCGTGTCGAACATCGCCGAGCTTGCAAATCTCAATGCCGTGGAGACCTACACGGAACAACCGGCTTGGCGGGGGACGAGCGCCGGAACGGCTGTCAATGCCGGCGCTCTGGT